TACCGAAAAGGGAATCAAGTTTGAGAAAGCTATCGGAGAATTGATTGACCTTCCCCTTATTGTCACTGAGAATATCAGAACAATCGAGAAACTGAGGGCGCACTTGGAAAATACAGAAGCAGAGATTGTTGTTTTAGACTACATTCAGCTTGTTCGTGGTGGTTCAAGCTATTATGACGAAGCCACTGCAACATCCAATCTTTTGCAGGAAATGGCGATCAGTAAAATGATCCCCATTATTGGGCTTTCGCAGGTTACAAAAGAAGCCCACAAAGGAGGAATTACCGGCGTGATGGACTTCAAAGGCTCAGGTGCCATAGCTGAAAGTGCAGATGTAGCTTTGGAAATTTACCGTGAGAAAATGACAGACAACAGGCCAGAAATTGAAGACGTAAAATTATTGCTTAAAAAAAACCGTCATGGACAAGTCGGACAAATCGAAGGAGTCAGATTCGACAACAAAAGAGGCTACTTCCTTTTCTGAGATGATTCATATTTCAAGGATTCTGCCTTATGTCAAAAGCAAATACTGGAGTAGGTTTTGTAAATCCAAAAAGGCAAAGAATTCCTAAAAAATATTTGCCCTTTTTTTTCTTAGGGGTATACTAAGACCGTGATTACACTTACCGATATTCAGAATCTCAGCGGGGAACTCACCGACGATGAAATAAGCCGTGATTTAAAGATCACCCGGATGGCAGAAGAAATGACTTCCTTACTGAAAAAAGAAATAAAAGCCCTTGAAGGAAAACCCGCAGGGGAGTATAATATTACCGTAAGAATATTCGTCCGATGAAGAATAAGCAGAAACCAAAGAAACTTACAGCCCCCGCCGTGATCTTCAAAGGTTCCGGCTGGGCTTCAGGTAAACCCACCCAAACCCTAAGAATCCATGACAACGGACAAATCAGAACTTACGGAAGAGGAAATTAAGGTCAAAGCCTCGGAACTCAAATCCCGGATGTGCAAGCAGGCCATCGATGATCTCATAAAAGAACTTGAGAAGGTGGACGATCTGAGGCTCCTTAACGCCAGCGTCAGAAGAATCAAACTTAGTATTAAAATCCAATAACCTTACCACTATGCCAACAACACAATCAGAAACAGACAAACTGGCCAACGACATCCTTAAGGGAAAACAAATCCCTGAAGTACAGGAATCCCCGGCAGAATCCCAATCTCCGGCAGAAGCTACAGCCGAACCTGTAACTGAAGTCAAAGAATGTTGCGGCTCCAAAGGATTCCGCCACAAGAAAGACTGCCCCCTGAAGAAAGAAACCGAACCACAGGAGGCCGTATAAAGCATTTTAAGGCCCCTTACAGAAGTTTTCAGCTAAAAAAGGTGTCACCCTACGTTGGAAATAAAAAACCCTCCAGAAACGCAAATTTTGACACATGAAGAAAAAACCTGTTAATACATACACAGATAACTGCGTAAACTGTGGGAAAAAAAGCAGACCCTACCTTTACTGCCTGGAATGCTACAATGAACGCCGAAGCTCCATTAAACTTCCGGTAAAGGAGGGCAGAAAAAACGCAACAGAAAATAATTAAGTCAACGCTCAAGGGTATTATGCCACAAACTAAAGAACAAGCAAGGGAGCAGGGAAAGCGGGGAGTGCAGGAGCGAATGAAGCACCAGCAGGATTTATGGGACTTTATAGCAAGCGGGGGAGCAAGGAAATACCATGAGCTTATAGACCGCCAGCTTGACGGATATAAAGTCAACAAGGAACAGGAGAAAGCTATGGACCGCGTGGAGAGGTTATTCCCTTATGTGAAAAGCAAGGCAGTCTTAAAAGTGGATGCCGAAGTGAAAATAGTTAAACCCCTGCTTGATGTACGCGATAACCACAGCAACAGAGAAAATAAAGAGGATGAAGGGGAGGATACGGATAGTCCAGGGAGGGACCTCGGCCAGTAAGACGGTAAGCATCATCATTTTTCTTATTGCAATGGCTCAGTCCGACAAAGAGCCAACCCTCGCCTCCATCGTTTCCGAATCTTTCCCTCACTTGAGAAGGGGAGCCATGAGGGATTTCCTTCTCATCATGAAGGAGCATAATTACTTTAAGGACGCACTTTGGAACAAGACCGACAACATTTACACCTTTGAAACGGGTTCGAGGATCGAGTTCTTTAGTGCCGACCAGCCGGACAAACTAAGGGGCGCAAGACGTGACAGGCTTTTTCTGAATGAAGCCAATCAGGTTCCCTTTGATGCCTTTGAACAGCTTGAGGTAAGGACAAAGGAATTCATCTTTATTGATTACAATCCCACCAACGAATTCTGGGTGTTTAACGAGGTCATGCCCAATAGAAAAGACTGGGAGCTTTTGAAGCTGACCTATCTGGATAACGAGGCCCTGAGTTCCGAAATACGGAATTCCATCGAAGCCAGAAAAAGCCGCAAGGGATGGTGGAAGGTGTATGGGGAAGGGGAACTGGGGGAGGTGGAAGGGAAAATCTACAAGGACTGGCAGATCATTGACGAAATACCCCATGAAGCCAGACTGGAAAGAATCGGGATTGATTTTGGATTCTCAAATGACCCCACCGCCATAGTGGGCATTTACCGTTACAACGGGGGATTCATCTTTGATGAAATCTGCTACCAGAAAGGGTTAAGCAACAAACAGATTGCCGACATTCTTATAAACGAAGCTGAATCAGGTGCAAAGGCTTTGGTTATAGCCGACAGTGCCGAACCTAAAAGCATAGCTGAGATCGCCTCTTACGGGGTAATGATCAAGCCTTCGGTTAAAGGGCCGGGTTCAGTTTCTTATGGTATTCAGTACATTCAGGACCAGAAATGCTCCATGACCAAAAGAAGCTGCAATCTGATCAAAGAATACCGTAATTACCTGTGGCAGACGGACAAGAACGGAAAAATCATCAATGTGCCTGAGGAGATCTGGAACCATTCGATGGATGCCTGCCGCTATGCCCTGTCAGGCTATAAGCAGGAAGAACCGGACAACTACGATTATGAGGCACATAAGTACATGGGTAACAGAGATTCCTTTAGAGACTGGTTCAGCTTAGGCAGGGAGGCTGAGTCCAGTTACTAATGTTAAAAAAAACCAACTACAGTTGAATATAGTTCCTAGGGAAAGTTGGTGGCAAGCGAGAGTTTCCCTCCTTGCGCTTAGCAAAGAAAGAATATACTTACTTGGAAAATGCTATTGCTTTCTTCGGTGGTGTGATTCAAACTATTCCTGATCTTGGTTTTACCCATAAAGAACTCTTTGCCGCTTGCAAGGAGTTTTTTATTAGAAAAGTATTACTTCAAACCATTCTAAGATTCTGTCCTTACGATTTTCAGGAATGTTTGCTTTTTTCAGACAGAAGCTTATAGTGCAATCAGTAACAAACACTAAATGGCAGTAACCGCTTCAACCCTTGATCCCCAGCCGAATCTTGACGTAAGAAGTGACTTACTTGACCCCGCAATTCAGACAGCCGTTGACATCATCGAGCGAACCAAGAGCGTAAAGATTCAAAAAGACAACGACAACCTGAAGATTCAGCGTCTTTTGGAGGATGGAGCTAAAGTTGTGACACCAGCCGGAACCAAGAAGATTTCAGGCAAGCTTCTTTTACAGGCCATCTTCAACCTGGTAAACACCTTAAAGCCCCTTGATTTCACTATTCACGGAACAGGGGCGACCTCATGGATGGAGAACATCGTGACTATGGGGGTTTCCACCGTCCTTAATTACGGAGGTTACAATTCCGCATTAAGGGACAAGAATGGGGCTTTTTTAAAGCTTTCCACCTATGGTGATGGTTATGTGATGATCGGAAGCAACCCCGATCCCAAATCAAGATCACCTATTGTCTTTACACCACTTAGCAATAGCTCAGTCTATTTCGATCCATTCGCTACCTGTATGCGGGGCTTTAAAGGACAGGCGGCAACAAAAGCTCTGGTAATTCAGAACTACCCTTGGGCTGAAGCAATCAGATTATGGCCACGGCTTAAAAAGATCGGCGGCAGAGGGAAAATCCCAAGGGAATCCTCCATCTTTAAAGACATGGAGCGCAAGTATGAGAATCAGCCCGACATTCAGAAAGACGAAACAGAGATCGGGTTCTTCTACGACACCACCAACTTAAACTATACCGTCTTTGCCGGAACCGCCTGTACCATTTTGGAGCAGTATGAGGGTGAGGACTACCCTTTCCGCTTCACCGATTCTTCAGGACAGGAGGAGGCTTACATACCGATCCTTGATTTCATGTGCTTCCCTGCGAGCGAGGGAATGCACAATTACGGACTTGGGAATATTTTCTACGATTTAGCTACCATCATGCGACAACTCACCAACATGGGGGCTAATCATGCGCTTGATGTGGCTGATCCTTTATGGCATTTCAACCTTCCCAAAGGAGAAGCCGGAAAATTCTTCAACAAGATGTCCTTAGCGCAGGAAATGCGCTCACAGGGCAAAAAAGGCTTCATCACCACCGAATATGACCCATCCAATCCAGGTTCCAACGCTGTAGGGGTCAATTCCCTTATAGCCCAATCCGATTTCAATAGTTGGACCGCTATGTGGGAAAGACTGGACCGTGAACTTAAACGATTCGGGGTCTTCCTTGATTCTACAGAATACAGTGCCAATCCGAACCAGATGGAGATTATGGCCCGTGACAATGAGCTTACGAAACTCGCCAAGCAGATCATGGAATGGAACGCCTCTGAAAGCCAGTTTGCCGTCGAGGTTACGATTGAGATGATCAAGAAATTCGTCAAAAAGAACGACAAGACTCCTTTAAACATCACTTCCTCAATCAATGCCGAGGGTGTTGATATAAGACCCGATGACATCACTTTGGGAATGCTGGCAGACGAACTCAGAAGCAGGCATTACTTTGTCAAGGTAAATGCCCGTTCAGGGGCTATTCCTTCCAACCTGATGAAACTTACCCAGATTGACCAGATTCTCCCCGCCGCCCAGCCCGGCTCCTTAGCCTGGAAGTCACTCATCAGGGACAAGGCGGCCATTAACGACATTGAGATAACGGGTGATGATCTTCTTCTTCCTATGGCCCCTAATGCCCCGGAAGCTCAAGCTACCACTCCAGCCACATCACAAACAGAAAAACTCCCCCTAATACCAAGATAGAAAATACTTTAATTTTTAAATAAATTATTATGCTACTATATTCATCTAAAGAATTTTTAAGAAAGTCTGGTATAGTTCCTTACGGAAAACTTAAGAATCCCCGAAGAAAACTCCCCTATCTTCCAGGTCAGTCTCCACAGTCCATTATAAAAAAATTAAAAAGCCGTAAGTTCCCTAACATAAAAGGTTAATTGTGGATTTCACCAAGCTCATTAATAATCTGAACTTAGAAGGAACAGAAATGTCCCGTGTGCTGGGAGGGAAAGGAAACCGGGACATTCTGGCCAACTTCTATTCCAATAACGCCGAGAAGTTCCAGCTTATAGCGGTGTACTTACTTTACAGCTTTATCTCAAAAAACTCCTTCACCAAAGAGGAATGGAACGCCTACCAGACTGCCATAATGGATTTCGGCAAGTTACTGGACAAATGCGCCTACGAAAAAAAAACCGAGGAGCAGAAGACAGAGATTGCCTAAAGCCGATTAACTTAATCGGTTTCAGGTAGTCACTGGACTACACTACCCTTAACATAAAGTGTATGACTGAAGACACGAACCAGGACGATTCCGAGCTGTTTGATGCCGGACTCGATTCTGAAGGAGGCTCAGACTCCGAAAGTACCACCCCCACGGGTGAAGAAATCAAACACACTAAAGCGGAAACCGAAAAGGAGAAGCAGATCAGTTCTTTTCTGAAACGTGTTCTTGCTAACGAGATCACCTTAGACAAAATCCCCCACAAGTGGATTGCGGACGAGGTGAAATCAAGGCTCCCCAAACCCGAAGTGAAGCCCGAAGAAATAGAGGCTAAGGTACAGGAGGCCGTGCAGAAGATCGAAGAAAAGAAAAAATTTGATTCCCTTAGAGAAAAGCTCAACCAGGCCAATCTCACCAAAGACAAGAAAACCCTTGTCGAAGATCGTTACAAATTCTATAAAGCCAAAGGACTTTCCGACTCTGATTCACTTGAAACCGCCCTTGCGGTGACAAATGTCAGTCTTGAGAACGACCAGCAGAGGTTCGCAGCGAGAATACCAAAAATCGCCAATAGCCAAGCCGACCCCGACGCGCTCATGAAAGAGTCCCTTGAAAGCGGAGTAGTACCGACCGACGTTTCCGTCGATAAAAGGATTGAACATTGGGAGAAACTAAGAAATATGCCCAAAAATTAAATCCAAGTAAGGGTAGAAATTATTTACCTTTTAATTTCTACTTTTATGGCCGCTAATACAATAACGAGCCTCAACCCCGCGATCTGGAAAAATATCGTGCAGGACTACCTTAAATGATGGGGTAGTATAAATCTTTTCTAATATACGGCGAACGGTGAGAATCCCAACGCCATCGAAGGCTGAAAGCCACGATCAACGACTAAACGAAAAGACTAGTAGTTAAAATGATCTTTAACATCAAAGCAGAATAATATATTGACTAAGAACTCAAATTATGTTAATATTCCTACATGATTAAGACTTGTAAAAATTGCCTTCAAAATTTTTCTACCAGAAGAAGGGGACAAATTTACTGCTCCAAAAAATGTTTTTTCTCTAATCGTCCTCCTTGCCCAGAAGAAACCAAGAAGAAGATTAGTGAATCTGAAAAGGGAAAAATCATTACAGAGGAAGTAAGGAAAAGAATGTCTTTAGGCCAAATTGGTAAGAAGCATTCGCTGGCAACTAGGATAAAAATGAGTCAGAGCCAGAAGGGTCATCACACTTCATATGAAACCAGGCAAAAAATAGCTCAGTCAAAGCTCGGAGCTAAGAGTCATTTTTGGAAAGGAGGTAAGAACCTAGAACCCTATCCGATGGAATGGAAAAGATCATTAAAGCGGGCAATCAGAGAAAGAGATCATTATATGTGTCAAATCTGTAATGCTCTTCAGGACGATAAAGGTTTTCATGTCCATCATATTGATTATGACAAAATGAATTGCGACCCTGAAAATTTAATTCTCCTTTGTCCTTCTTGTCATTCCAAAACGAACGTAATCGCCAGCAGAGAGTCATGGAAACAATATTTTATTCAATTAAAGCAGATCAAAAAACCAAATAACTACTAGATGTAATAGTCTGACCTTACACGAACAGGAAGTGTAAGAGGGAAATCCGAAGCGGTTTCCCCGCCCTAAAGGGTAGTAACAAAATGCAACAAGATGCTCGTCGGTCTGAAGGTGGCTAACACCAAATGTGAAGCCTACCTTACAGCCGGATCAAGCGTAAACTTCCCCTACCTTTCGGACATGTATGTCCAGGATTATGCTCAGGGAACAGATGTGACCATCCCTGCGATGGCCGCCACACAATCGACTTTGACTGTTGACCAGTCCAAAATCGTCGGTTTTGTCATGGATCCCGTTCAGGAAAGACAGGCTCTCGCCGATTACGGTGTAGCCGCCGCCTACCAGGCCGCTTTCCAGCTTCGGAATAACATCGACCAGAAGATTATCGCCACAGGTGTGTCGGGTGCTTCTTCTTTAAATACCGTTACCGGAGGCACATTGAACTCATCCAACATCCTTACCAAACTTACCGACTGTTATGCCGCTCTGCATCAGCAGAACGCCACTGATGGGGAAATGTTCGCCATTGTGGATCCACGCCGTGAAGCTCTTTTGACCCAGACCTTCATCGCTAACGGTTTCCAGCAGGCTGACAAGACCCTTCAGAATCAGTTTGCAGGTAAGGCTGTAGGATTCGATGTCTATGTTTCCAACAACCTTCCTTGTGCGGTACAGCTCACGATGCCCACGATCCCGACAGCTGCCGACACCTTCACCATGTTCGGTATTACGTTTACATGGACTGCTGCAGGTGGCGCTACCAACCCTGGCGACATTGCCATCGGTGCTAACGTAGCCGCTTCCAAGGCTAACTTCCTTCTGATGGTTGCCGGAACCGCTACAGGTTCAGCCGCTACCTACATTGATCTGTCCGCTGAAAACAGAGCTAAGATTCGCAATGCTCAGCTTACAGCCTCCGCATGGGGTGCTACCCTAGCCGATACCTGTGATCTGACCTTCTATGGCCGCATGGCTCCCACCGAAAGCGTAACACCGGCCGACTTTGTATGGGGTACTGAAACAACGACCCTTCTTACAGGCCGCAAGGGTGCGATCTCTTTAGCTATTCAGATGGCTCCTGAGCTTTACATTCACCCGGAACCAAAACAGATTTGCAACAACTACCTGACGCATACTCTGTTCGGAACTCAGGTGTTCACCCGTGATGCTTTCAGACTGTCAAAGCTGACTTGTAATATGTAACCTTTAAGTCATGGGGGCTGACTATAACTGCTCCCTCTAGGAAACAAGTAATTTATAAAATTTATTTCCATGAAAAATCCATCAATCACTCAGGTTTCGCAGGATTTCGACGCAAATGTACGTTATCCTGTCACACTTCCTTCCGCTTCGGTAGTAGCTCATGCAACTACAGCTCCCGTAACGAACACGATTGCCTCTAAAAACCACACCAATACTGGTGCCGCAGCTCCTACCGTTATAACCCTTCCCTCAGCAGACACTATGGCTTTGCAGGGATTTCGTTATTACCTTACCGTAGCACAGCAGGTTTCTTTGTCACCATTAGCCACTGAACGCATTTACCTTGCTGGCAGTGGAGTCCTGGACAAAGACCTTGTTATTGCCGGAGTAATCGGAAACTATGCCGATGTCTACTCAGATGGCGCTAGCTGGTATTGTGTCGGTCATTCAGGTGCGGTCACAAAAGAAGTTTAAAGATTGATTCCTGATCCAGCCCCTTTACGGGGGTTGGGATGAGTAATTAATCACACAAACTATTGTCTAAATGAGGTTAATTGAACATCAAAACTCAGCTTCATCAAAAATAACGGTAACAAATACCGCCACTTTGCTGTTTTCCTTAATGGACACGGCAGGTTCGGTGACTAATTCCCAAAAATACTTCACCGATCTGTTCGCTTCAGGGATTCTTATAACCCCTGAAGACGGGGACATCAGGGTAATGGTCGGAACAACACCCACCGCAAGTCTGGGAATGCTTTTAACCGAAGGTTCCAAATACTACCTTCCCCAGATCGATCTTACCAGACTAAAGCTCATTAGGACTTCAGCGAATGTTCTCTGCTCCATAGACCTTTTCAAAGCTGATATTGATGACGTATTAGTAGCTTCCGGAGGCGGGATTGACCCTGTTGGTCTTAAAAATATTTCCGGCACTCAGATTGACCCCGCCACAGCCCAGCGACAGGACACCAACACAGCCACAATTCAGGATTTGTATAACCAGCTTTGTCTGACTCTGGACAGATTGGGTTATGGCCTTATTCTCGGCTCGGACGGGTCGCTGAAAATTTTTTCAGTGGGAACGGTTACAACAGTTTCTACTGTCACGTCCATTACAAATTATGGGACTTCGGCGGTTCTTCCGACAGTCACTACTCTCAATAATCTTGGGACTACTTCATCATCCAGGGTTGTCGAAACTCTGGTGGATACGGCCTATAATACCGGGATTCTGGCGAATTTAGTAATAACATAATATAAAATGCCAACCGTCAATCAAAACTCTGCTGTTGACATGAAACCTATCTGGCAACAGGTGGAGCCATGGAATGTCACTGATTTTTTTGCCGTTTCAAATTTGTATCCCTTCGGTGGCAATGATGTTCTTGCCGGGAGATATTTTTATTATCCGAATCCGACCTATTCGGTAAGATATGACACTTATGCCAATGCCTATTCCAAATTCCGTCCGCTTCCGGCTACACCCCTTACTTCACAATCGCCGAGGTTCGTTTCCAAACAGGGTACGAGAGGTAGGGTGATTTCCTGTCCGTCCAATACCACTCTTACTGTTCCATCCCCGCAGAAAAATTCCTATCTGAATAAGACTATCCGAATAATTGCGGGAACAGGTGCGGGACAGATAAGGACAATTTCGGCAGTGGCCGATCCGGTTGTTGTCGAAAGAGGGGTTGTGACGGCCATAACAGATCAGGCTGGCCCATTATCTTCTTCTATAACAGATAGTTCGAAAAAATGGAAATTTAATCAGTGGTCAGGATATAATTGCCGGTTTACCAAAGGAACCGCGGGAGGGACATGCGCCAAGATTCTTTTCAATTCTGCGAGTGTTTTGACTTTCGGCGATTCTACATGGATTCCCATTGATTATTTCAACTCTACAAGACTTGCCGCACCGGTTCCTGTGGCAAATCAGACGCATTTTGTCATTGAGTCTGTCACCATCACCGTCTCTGTGGCATGGACTACGAACCCCGATTACACATCGGTTTTTATGGTGGAATCGGGTGGTATGTTCGATTCGTGGCCCACAACCACTGGGTCTTTTCACGTGAATATGTATTATGACAGTATATATGATAGATGGAGTTATCCTCTGGCTTCATCTTTGTCGTCTACTTCAACTCAGAGCGGTTTTGAAATTGAGCCATTGACACGGGCAACAGGGGTGCTGGATTCAGGCACAGCTACCGGGGGGGCGAATTACACCCTTACGGATGCGGCAAAAGCATGGACAGTAGATCAATACAGGAATTACCGGGTTGATATTACAGGAGGAACCGGGGAAGGGCAGTCAAGAAGGATAATCTGCAATACATCCACAATTCTTGAGGTTGAGAAAAGATGGAGCACCAACCCCGATGCCACATCAACTTACAGCATCTGTCACGATTATAATTCCTTATGGATTTTCACAAACGGCGGATCGGTGCTTTCAAGATTCGACATCGAGGATAATATTGAAACATCTTCCGCTTTATCGGATTCAGGCCTTCCCGCCGCTCTCGCCTGCAAATTGCCGGGATTGAACCAGAAAACCATCGCAATCACGTCAGGGGTAAGGGCGACAGGCGGCATTACCTCGGTTGTGGCGACTCCCACAGCAGCAGGAACAGGTTATGTCCGGGGAGATATCCTGACAGTCACCACGGGAGGAACAAACGGAAAGGTTATAGTAGAGGAAACGGGGGCTTCCGGGGCTGTTCTGACTATCAGTCTTCTGGCTACAGGAGCCACCTATACAACCGGAGCCGGAAAAGCCACAAGCGGAGGAACGGGGGCGGGATGCACAATCGAGATTTCTACTGTTGGAGTCTGTTGTTCCGTTATAACGGCAATCAGCCATAATTTCAGAATAGGGGATCAGGTTGTCCTTTCGGGGGATGCGGCCTATGCCGGGACTGTCACGATTCTGGGGGTTGATGCATTAACTCAATTTCAATTTGCCACTGCCGCCGCCGGGAGTATGACAGCCGCCTCCTCTCAGTCAACTACTCTTGTTGTTGACTGCACGAAGAATTGGACTACAAATGAACATGTCGGGAAAATCCTGGTTTATAATTCCGCTCCGGGGACTGTTCCGAATAGTTGTACCGCCATTGCAAGGTATATTACCGCCAATACCGCCACTACACTTACAGTCAATGCGATGGCGGGAGCATTAACCAACGGGACTCAGCCTTATGCGATCTCTGAAGCTAATCAGTTCGGAAGGGAAGACCAGTACCCGCAACCTGTCAAATCTTCCGATGGGCACGCAACGGCTGGCACGGCCACGACTTTAACGGACACCACAAAAACATGGTGGGTCAATCAATGGGCAGGATATAAGTTCAGGGTGATTGCCGGAACCGGCAGAGATTATACTGTGACAATCGTATCAAACACCGCCACAGTTCTGACTTATACCGCTCCCGGATTCACTCCTGACACCACGACACATTATCAGATACTGGATACCTTCGGTCAGGCTACGGGAGCGGGTTCGACCACAACGTTAAATGATACCGCAAAAAACTGGACAACAAATATGTGGGTAAATAAGAAGGTGAAAATTATAGCGGGGACAGGATTTGGTTATGAATCTACTATTTCCGCAAATACAGCCACTCAGCTTACCTTTGCCACAGTAGCTCCCGGTACTGATGCCACAACGGTCTATACCATTGTTGACGGAACAGTGAGAGGAGCCGGGGCAGACCGTATGATTTGGCTCTATGGGTATTCAGGCGGGAAATATATTTTTATTCCGAGGTCGAATCAAGACCCTGATTTCGATTTCTATAACATCTCTTCAGACAGGATGGAAGTGGGGAAACCAAATATCCCCAATTCCGAAACTATCAGAGAGGGGAGTTATTTCGCCTATGACGGGGATGACAGAATCTATTATACAGTTTATCGGTCAAACACGGCTGCAAATTCAACGATGGTGCTTGTCTATGATTTGGGAGATAGCAATATAAATGCGTTTGGAACAGTACCAAATCTTAATACTGGTACAGCAAACAACGGAAACAGAATGGAGATTGTGCAGTCCCCGGCAGGTATAAAATATCTTTATACTGTCAGACAGGGCGGAACAGATTTTTACAGAGCGCAAATTTATTTTTAAAATTTATGAATAAAATTTTTAATCCAGCTTATTTTGAAACTGATGCCAGTGAAATCGGCCTCAAAGTAAGCATCAACAATGAAAAGATCATCCTTACTTCAAATCAGCCGGAAAGAGGAAATATCACTCTGGATTCTAACAGGATTCAGGAATATATAAACCTTTTCGGTGATATCAAATCATGCCTTAACATCAATTATAACTTATGAAAAAAACAGATCACAAAGAAGTCAGTCGCGGGGAGTTCGGAATGTTGCAGGAGCAGGTGAACCAATTGGAGGCATGGAAAGAAGGGGTGAAAGTGAGCCTTGAGAATATCATCAGCAGACTGGACGACATCTGCATAAAAACGGAAGACAGGGAAAAGAAACTGGATGCCATACTGGAAAAACTGGAACAGAAATACGCTCCGCGATGGATTATGACTCCTATCGTCCTTATCGGTTCCACAGTCCTTGTCGCATTGGTTGGGGCCATTCTCGGTCTTATTCTGGTACCACAGGCAGAGGCAACAGCGCGGATATTCATTAACTTAGTTTAAATGACCCCATTCGTCAGTCAGGCTCAACGGAGATGGATGTGGAAAAATCACCCAGAGATGGCAAGAAAATGGGAAAAGCACACGCCCAAAGGGAAACGATTACCAAAACATGTCAGAAAAATCATGAATAAGAAATAATTTTTTAAATATGATCTACTCTCTCAAAATCATTCCATCTTCGGACCTTAATAAAATCCCCCCCTATGTTATACAGGTGGAGGAGGTAAGCCAAAAAGGGGTTTCATCTCTTGCTGAACTTACCCCCGCGCTTGTGACTAAGCTCAATCAGTATCTTTTCGAGCATGATATTGAGATTGATACAGGTATTTTCGACAAAGCCGAAGAATCTGTCCTTTTTCATCCTGAACAGGAGAAAGGTCAGGAACCATGCCCTTATTGCAATAAATAATTTTTAACTTCTAATACTATGTCCGATCAGGCAATTCACTCATCATCGAGATTTATAAACGTAACCCCAAGCGACACCGCGTTGCTTAAATATGATGGAGTAGCTCTTTCATGCAAGGGTATTTCTTTCGCAACAGCAGGAGCTTTAGCGATTAAAGATGACGTTGGCAATACCGTTGTCTTTCCTAATGGTTCTTTGGCCGCTGGAGTAATCCACCAAATTTGTACCAGCCAGGTTCTTTCAACGGGAACAGGCGCACTTAATATAGTGGCTTACTTTTAACCATATTAACCTATGGCTACTTTCACACTTACAGACGCCTGGAACTCATTTTCTCGCCTTAAAAGGGACCTGTCAGACGTTCCCCAGAGTACCTTCATCGAATGGATGAATTTCATAGCAACTGAGGCTTACCATACCCTCTCTTTAGGCTGTGATCCTGAAAGGTTCCTTAAAAGCTCTTCATATACGGCCATAGACGGCTCCCAGAATCTTCCGACGGATTTTGAGTCAGTTAAATACAATGGTTGCGGGTTCTTTGAAAAAGAGGCCGACGGAACACAGAGTGACCGCAGACTTGTCCTAACGAACTTCGGTTCCAGCCAGAAAGGTTACTACTTAACCGATACCCAGGTTACTTTCACGGGGCTCCCCGAATCACTCCCTGTCACGCTTAAATATTCGCCTGAAATCACTCTATTCACAGCTTTGGGGGATTATTTCACTTTAGGGAAGCTTGCCACTGACCCTGAAATCATTTCCAAGGACGATTTGGAGGTGATTGTTCTTGGGTTAGACATGTTTTACTGCCGCTGGGATGAGGACGTAGAGATGGAACCGGGGGCCACACAGAAATACGAAGCGGCCCTGAATAATCTGGCTTCCCATTACCGCCGGACGCCAAATGCCTACAAAACAGAAGATTTTTCAGTAATCTATTAAATGCGACCTATTGTCTATCAGAAAACACGGGAATTAAGCACCACTTCAACTTTAGCCAAAAAGGGTTTAAACCTTCGTGATCTTCCTCAGCTTCTAAATCTTGATTACTGTCTTGATAATACCAATTTTTTCATCACTTCAGATGGGGGGCTTGAGAAACGCGAGGGCATGGAAACCCTCTTTAGCGTAGCCGGAACAGATGGGATTGTTATGCTTGAAAAATACACGGATGACCTCTATTTGTTCGCTTACGCCACTACCTTAGCCGCTTACAGACTTTCGACAGGTGCTATTACAAACATAAAGACCAATTTCGTCCAATCGGGGTCGTTTTCGGGCCAAAGATACGGCGATTATTTCTTTATCGCTTCCCCTGGCGACCCCATTGGACGTGTAGAACAGACGCTAAACTTCAACGGCCAGACCGTTAACTTCACTGTAGGCCAGATCATCACCGGAGCCACAAGCGGGGCTTACGGAACTCTTCTGGCGCAAACCGACTTAGGAGCTACGGGAACGCTTACTTTAGGTTCAATTTCAGGAACTTTCCAAAATGGTGAGGCGTTATCCGACCCTTTGGGTGGAAATGGAAACGCTAACGGGGTTTTATATTTCACCTATACAGCCTTAAGCGGTGCTCCAACCGCTGTTGTTATTAAAGCAACAGGAGCAAGACTTTATGCAGGCATTAGTGAAGGGTCAGTTCGCTACGCCGCCACCGATATAGGTTCCAATCCCCCTTTTACCAACTGGACTGTCGCCACAGGCTCTACAGCTCCAGGGCAGGTTTCTTATAGAAACGCAGGTAAACCCAATTCCATTGAGCCACTCGGCAACCTGATTCTGGTATTCGCTGAATATGGTAAATGGGCCTTCCACACCGAAACGATTGATTCAGCCGGAACTCTTGTGAAAGTGGACATTACCGATATGTTCCGTCAGGATTCAGGCGGAGGAAGGGGGGCTAAGACCACAGAAGCCGGACTTGCCTATGTAAACTCTCAGGGGCTTTGGCTTCTTGTGTCAGTAGGTCAGCAGAATGTCAAATACTCGGATCAGGAATATGTTTCAACACCTTTACTTGGATCGGATTACTTCAGCGACTTCGATTTCTCGAACTGTGATATAGCCTATATTCCCCAGAAACATACCATCTTATTGACAGGGGCTAAGGATTCTTCAAAAAACAACATTATTCTCACCTATAATACTGAATTCAAATCCATTGGCCGTCTTACTGGAATGAATGTAAACCGATTCATGGAAGATGGGGAATTGCTTTACGGAACAGCGACCAACTCCAATTCGGTTTCAAGGTTATTTTACGGCCATTCCGACAATGGAAACGAAATAGGCTGTGTCTTTTACCAGGAAATCAAAACTGGCAATCTTGAGGCCAACCAGAGCATGGTCGGTCAATACATGAATGGGGAAATCTCCCTAAGCTCTTATGTGATAGTCAGCTTTGATATTTTTGACTACGAGGGGAAATTTGTACCTAATAAACTTAGGCTAAGGTGGGAGGCGGATGGGGAAATGAGCCTTTTAGACGGTTATGGTACAGCCTCATGGGGACTTTCTCCTTTAGGGGGGGACGTGGGAACCGCGGGAGCGAAGGAAGACTTCGCAGGAGCCAGAGGAAGGATCAATAATTACCAGAGATTAAGGGTTAAGTTCATAGAACATTCCAATTTGGACTTCCGCTTAAACTGGTTTTCCATTCAGACCAGACAAAAGAGAAACATCAGGAGAAGGAATCTGACAGAACTTTAATTGAAAAACATAGGTAATCTCTTTTCACAGCTTTCATTCTGAAGGCCGGAATAAGGAAATTAAAATGTAACTTTTACAAAGATGCCATATACTGCCGCTACAATGTACCCTACAACTCTGAAACTCTTTCAATGGAGTACACCTTCAGAGCCTAATCCAAGACTGGCCGCACCAGTGTCTTCCACAGATACCACGCTGACCTTTACCAGCCCCCCTCTTGATTACGACGGAGTGACAGTAATCTCAGGTTCGTTTCTTATGGGGGCTAAAAACGCAGAAGGTTATGTGGAAACAATCTGGGTTCCAGCGGGGGCTATGAGCGCCGATGGACTCACTGCTACTGGAGTTGTAAGAGGAATCCGTCTTACAGGGCTTGATTACACCACATCAGGAACTTCCCTTGCCGTTGATCTTGACCAGGATGCACCAATCTGCTGCAACATCTCAGCCGTTGAAAGACTTATACTTGCAGGGGCTTTCACAGGAACAATCGCCTCTGGCGGGACTGAATGGAAGATCGGTAAAGGGGCTGATGATGACATCACCGTCACCGCTTACAATGCCGATGCAAATAAACCTTTTTTCAGATACGACAAGACCACAAATCAATGGATTTACTCAAATGACGGTTCTTCTTCGACACCCTTCGGAACAGGGGCGGGTGTGACAGGCGGGGACGGTATTACGGTAACTGCGGGTGATATTGATATTGATACTTCTGATACAACTATTTTTAAAAAGACCAGTGCAGGGGCGGGTGATGAGAATAAAGCCCCCATACTGGATGCAAGCGGTAAATTAGCTTCGGGATTTATGACTTCGGTTTATTCTCCCGTTGATGTCCAGGAATTTTCCTATACAGGCTCTCCGCAGACATGGACTAAGCCGACAGTGGGAAGGGTTACGCTGGTTATCGCTTATGGCGGCGGGGGTGGAGGGGGAGGCGGAAGAGGGGGAAATGCCGGAACTTCAAGAAGGGGCGGAACGGGAGGCGGAGGCGGTGCAAGGATTATAGGGGAGTTCAGGACGGCTGATCTGGGTGCCACTGAAACAGTTACAATAGGAGCAGGAGGAACAAGCGGTGCCGGAGGTTCCGGTGGCAATGGCTCAAATGGAGGCATAGGGGGGACAACAACCTTCGGCTCTCATTTGTCAGCTTTCGGCGGAGGCGGTGGTGTAGGGGGGGCGGCAGAGGCAGCTGGTACGGGATTATCTGGCGGGGGAGGCGGAGGCGGTTGCGGAGCAGGGGCAGTCGGCGCATCCAGTGCGACTTCGGCAGGGGGTTATCCAGGTGTTACGACAACTATTTTATGTATCGGAACTCAGGGGTGTTCAGGGCCAATAAATCCTTCTTCCGTTTTAGGGGCTGTAGAAGGCGGGGGATGCGGAGGATACAGTGATTTATCGAATCCTGCTATTAATGCCATAACAGGCGGTCCATCCATGAATGGCGGAGCAGGAGGCGGGGCGGGCGGTGCGGTGCTGGTGGCCAATACTGAATGCGCTGGAGGGGCTGGCGGTGCCGTACAGACTTATGGTATTTATCCCGCCGCCGGCGGAGGCGGAGCAGTTAACGGAGGAGCGGGGGCAGCCGGAAGCGCAGGGACATCTGTAAGGGGAGGGACAGGTGGAGCGGGTGGCGGATCACAGGACAGCGGGACAGGTGGAGCGGGAGGGGCGGGCGGAGCTTGCGGCGGGGGCGGCGGGGGCGGAGGAGCCGGAACGACAACAGGAGGGGCTGGAGGAGTTGGCGGGGCAGGGAAAATGTATGTGTATACTGTCTGATTATAATTAATTCAAACTATGGCAACATCTAAAAAGGTTTTAACGGATGCGGAGAAGAACCTTCAGGCGATCATAAATAAGAAGACTACCGGGACTGTACAGGCCACCACTAAGCTGATTCGGCCCGCGCCTAAGTTAGCTCCCATTATCCCAAAAGCGAAAACAGCCGAAAAAACGGGGGTAAATCCTCTTATAGCCCCTTCTTCCGTTCTGACCACGAAAACCCCTGTAAACGCAAATGCAGGGGCTACAGGGGCTATTAACTGGATGGAATGGTCTAGGGTTAACCCCGAAGGGACATATAAAGAATGGGAACAGGAAACAGGAGGCGGGAAGGATTTTACTGTCTTTACCGATGAAAGCGGAAATGTGCTTACGCATAACGAGATGGTCGCAAGAGGAATGCTGACTGAGGAATTCAAGAAGGCCGACCAGAATTACTTTAACTTATACGGTAAACATCTTTCCTACATGCCTTCCGACCTTGAATCGGCTTCGTGGGATCAAATCGCCAAAGCCAAAGTCAAAGAACTGGAGAAGAAACAGCAGGAGGAACTGGATTATTTGAAAAGACAGAATGAAATCGCCAAAGAGCTTGACCAATCACAGCTTTCAGAAGCTCAGGCACAATCAAAAGCCGCCATTGAAGCTACTCAGGCTTCTTTAGGGGCCACAGACAGGGAGGGGGTGATAAGTACTGGCAATCAGATGGTTTCCAGTCAATTCTCAAGGCAGATGTCCGAACAAATGCACAGAATGCAACTAAGGGTCGAATCAGCCCAGATGCATAGGGACAAGGTACTAAAAGACCTTGAGGATGCCCAGCAGGCTCAGAATGAAGACCTTGCTATGGCTTTAGGTGAACAACTGGCCAGAGCAGAAAGTGCTTTATCTGACGCTCAGTCCCAAAGGGATATGGAAGGAGTCAATCAGATTACAAACACCCTTGATCTTCTTGGCAAGCTCCCCACAGGCTCCCTTATAGGAATGGATTTAAACTCCATGATGGCTTTGGGTATTGACCCGGCTCTTGCTCCCGTGATTCAGAACCTTGATGTCCAAAGGCTTAACGAGAAAATAAGCGACCCTGAATACATCACAAAGATGAATCAGGCTTTGACCGCTGGAATGACATCGGAACAAAAGAACTTCATTGCTTACCAGAACCTTCTGAAAAGCGATCCTGCTTCCGCAAGGCAATTCGCTGTTCAGGTAGGAATTGATAAAAGTCCAACAGTAGGAGAGGCTTTCGACGATCAGATGAGATGGAATGAATATGCCCTCAAGTATTATAATGATACTGGTACTTGGCCTTCTCAGAATGGCACTGTCAATTCTGATGGATCGGTAGTTGATAATTACGAGGTAGGGGCGAAGGGGGGACAGTGTGGCTATTATGTCAATCAATATTATGGCTCTAAGATTTTCGGAGATTCTTTGGCTTCAAAAATGGAAAATAATAACTCCGATGTTCCTGTAGCCGGAGGAGCTTTTATAACTAAATATGGTTACAATTTGGCGACCATAGGACAGACAGGGCATGTTGGGTTAGTTACAAAGGTCTATTCTGATAGAAGTTTTGATTATAAGGATTCAAACAGACATGGGGATCAGCTAGTAGATACTGGCCATGTCAACGCCAATGAGTTCGCTCAGGCTGGAATAACCGGCTTCTTTGATCCATCAAAACCAACTTCAAAATGGAAGCCCAACCCGAATACCACTTATATTCCTCCTATTTTACCTAGCGGAGAAGGTATCGGAGCAGTTCTTACTGAAAAAGATGCCATTTTAGCTCAGATGAAAGCTGGGAATATGACTCCCTCAGAATATACAAAATACAGGAATATGGCTAAAGGGCAGGGATGGCTTGATGAATTTGTGGAAGTACAGAATAGTCCT